CCTGGCAACATTCCTTTTCTTCTTGAGCTATACGAATCTATTCTCGTACAAAATTATAGAAATTGGGAATGGGTTCTGTATCTTAACAACAAGTGTACTGTTGACCATATCCCAAAGAGTATTAAGTCTCACCCCCAAGTCAAAATATTCAGACAGGATGATGATAACAAAAATGTTGGCTATATCAAGAATCGTGCGTTTCATCTTGGTATCGGCGATGTTCTCGTCGAAGTTGATCACGACGACATTATCACACCCGATTGCCTCGAGGAGTTAGCCAAAGCATACGTTGATCCTACTGTGGGATTTGCTTATAGCAATGATGCTATTCTCCACATGAAGGACGAATTCGTACCATACGATGCTGCATATGGTTGGACACATAAGAAATTTGAATGGAATAATAAAGAGCTATTTGCGATGGACTCATTTCCACCGTCATCGCAGTCCCTTGGTTATATTTGGTACGCACCAGACCACGTTCGGTCATGGCGTAGAGAAGTATACCAAGAGCTTGGTGGCCACAATGTTGAGCTATCTATTTGTGATGACCAAGAATTGATGCTTCGTACGTATCTACATACCCGTATGTACCATATCAATAAGGTACTATACATCTATCGTATTACTGGCGACAATACATTCCTCGAGCGTAATGAGTCTATTCAGAAAAAGACAGTAGAGTTGTTCAACGAGTATGCTCAACGTCTAGCTGAGAGAGATGCTGACATCAGGGGCCTATTGAAGATTGATATTGGAGGCGGCCTTAACCCGTATCCTGGTTATGTGACCGTTGACTCTCGTGAACACGCAGATTATGTTTGCGATCTTAATGACGGTATTCCACTACCCGACAACTCAGTCGGAGTTCTCAATGCATCGCACATTCTAGAACATCTTCACGATAAGACAAAGATCATGTCGGAGATTCATAGAGTACTTGCACACGGCGGGTGGGCCTTTATCGAGGTTCCATCAACAGACGGTAGAGGTGCATATCAAGACCCGACACACGTATCGTATTGGAACGAAAATTCATTCCTATATTACACCGACAAATACCTTGCAGATTTTATCGACAACGACACAATCCGATTCCAAGAATATAGGCGTGAAACCTATTACCCGAACGAGTGGATGAAAAATATGGGTGTGCTTGTGACTACAGCATGGCTAGTCGCGGTGAAGGACGACTCAATCCGATATCCACACCTCTTGAAAATTTAGATATGATAGCTGCATTTTTGAATAAGTAATCAGTGATCAATATATTCCTATTAGACTATTATGCTCGTCTTCGGGCCTGGCATGATCTCAAAGAATCCTTGAAGAATGCTGACCTTCAAACGATATGTGTTGAAGTCGATAAGTTTTGGCAAAGATGCCCAATGAGCAATCACTATCTGCATCCGGCAGACATAGAAGATTGGCCTGACCCATGGATCTTATTGAACGATAACAACTATTGCTATTACGGTCGTGCTTTGGGTATGCTGTATACGCTGATTTTATTGGGCGTAAAAGACATTGACTTTGTTGACGCAATAGACGATAATGCAAATGAAGTTGTATTAGTCTTGGTTGACAACGCAAAATATGTAATGAATTGGTGCCCGGATTCGGTATTAAATACTGATCTAACACAATTCAAAATCGGACAGCGTCTTGACACAGACTTACTAAAAAAGAAATTAGGCAAACCATGACCATCAATGTGATAAAAAGATCAGGAACTAGAGAACCACTAGCACTTGAAAAGTGGCAACACCAAATCACTAAGGTTTGCAACGGAACGGCTGATATCAGTCAGTCAATGATTGAAATCAAAGCACATCCAAACTTTTTTGATGGCATTACTTCCAGAGAGATTGACGAAATCACTCTTAGAGCCATCGTAGACTTGATCGATATTGAAGCAAACCCTGACATTGGTCACACAAACTACCAGTATGTTGCAGGAAAACAGCGCCTATCCATGCTTAGGAAAGACGTTTACGGCAGCTATACTCCGCCGTCATTGTATGAGATCGTAAAGAAGAACATTTCGGTTGGTCTTTACACTCCTGAACTATTAGAATGGTATTCCGAAGATGACTGGAATAAGATGAATGAGATCATCGATCACAGCAAGGATGAAGAATACTCATACGCGGCAATCGAGCAGCTTATTGAAAAATATCTTGTTAAAAATAGAGCTACAAAGGAAATATATGAGACTCCTCAAGTTAGGTATATGGTGGCAGCAGCTACAGTCTTCCATGTGGAAGAAACTAGCAAGCGCCTTAAATTTATTAAAGAGTACTACACTGCTGCCAGCGATGGTTTATTTACTCTGGCTACTCCTGTACTTGCTGGTCTCGGGACCCCTACTAAGCAGTTTTCAAGTTGTGTCCTTATTCGCAGTGACGATGATCTTGATAGTATCTTTGCGTCAGGAGAGATGATGGCCAAATATGCTAGCAAACGTGCTGGCATTGGCTTAGAAATCGGAAGACTTCGCCCTTTGGGTTCGCCTATTCGCGGCGGAGAGATCATGCATACTGGTATGATTCCTTTTCTAAAGAAGTGGTTCGGTGACTTGCGTTCTTGCTCACAGGGCGGAATTCGCAATGCGTCAGCTACTGTGTTCTATCCTATCTGGCATCATCAGTTTGATGATTTGATCGTCCTCAAGAACAATCAAGGAACTGAAGAAACTCGTGTTCGTCATATGGACTATGGTGTCGTCCTGTCAGCTTTGTTTTGGCGCCGCTTTAAAAACAAAGAAAACATAACATTCTTTGATCCAAACGAAGTTCCTGACTTGTATGAAGCATTCTATAAGAACATTAAAAAGTTCGAAGAACTCTATGTGAAGTATGAGAAGCGTAAGGATCTTCGCAAGAAGACTATGAGTGCCGAAGAAGTATTCAAGAGCGGTATTCTCAAAGAACGCACAGATACCGGGCGGATCTATCTCGTGTTCATTGACAACGTGATGAATCAAGGGCCGTTTGACCCTGAGTATCATACGATCTATCAGAGTAACCTATGTTGCGAGATTTTACTTCCCACCAAATCCTTCCGCCGTTTAGATGATGAAAATGGCCGCATCGCATTGTGTACCCTGGGGTCCATGAATTGGGGAGCATTCAGAAATCCAGAAGATATGCGTAGGGCGTGTCGCATCCTGCTTCGCAGCTTGAACAATATTCTAGACTATCAGGACTTCTTATCAATTCAATCGAAGCTTTCCAATGATGAGATTCGTCCAATCGGTATCGGCGTTACTAATCTCGCTTATTGGCATGCCAAGCGCGGTTACAAATACGGTGAGCAAGACTCGTTGCAAGATGTCAAGACATGGGCGGAACATCAGGCATACTACTTGACGGAAGCGACCGTAGAACTTGCTAAGGAGCGCGGCCCGTGCTTGCACTCATCTAAGACTCGATATGGACAGGGTGTATTTCCTTGGGAACTCAGAGCAAACGGAGTCAACGAACTGGCAAACTTTGCTCCTGATCTAGATTGGGAAACGCTGAGAACAGGAATGAAAGAACACGGGGTGCGTAACGCGACTGTCATGGCCATCGCACCAGTTGAATCTTCGTCGGTAGTGATCAACTCTACGAACGGTATTGAAATGCCAATGTCATTGATTTCTGTCAAGGAGTCAAGAGCAGGATCGTTCACCCAGGTAGTTCCTGAATACCAAAAGTTGAAGAACAAGTATCAGATGATGTGGGACCAAACAGATTGCGCTCCGTATCTCAAGACTGCTGCTGTTTTGGCAGCGTATGTTGATCAGTCAATCTCAACTAACACATTCTATAATCCTGCACACTTCCCTGATCGCAAAGTACCGACGACATTGATCGCTAAGAATCTAATGCAGGCTCAGATTTGGGGCATCAAAACTTTCTACTACTCTCTTATCAATAAGCAGGGTTCAAAGGAAATAGAAGACGAAGCACCACTCATGCCTATCGATTTTTTTGAAGAAGATTCTGACTGCGAAAGCTGCAAGCTTTGAAACAATTAACACACGTTTGCAAAATCTTATTAACTAGGGAGAAGTATTAAACATGCAATTAGTATACATCCACGGTGCTGGTGCGACTAGCGACAGCTTTAACTATTTAAGAACTACGCTAGGCGACGGCATATGTATCAACTACGATAGTCGTAACGGATTTGAAAATAATCTTAGCGATATGCTGGATACCTTGAAGAACGTCAACAACATCGTATTTGTAGCACATAGCTTAGGCGGCATATATGCACTGCATATTGCCAATGCTTTGCCTAAGCAGGTAGCAGGTGCGGTCACATTGAGTACACCGTATGGCGGATCCGAAATAGCAGATATTGCTAAATACTTTTTACCATTCAGCCAATTAATGCGTGACATAGGTCCTAATAGTCGGATCATGAAACAAGCTAGTCGGTTTAAAATTCAGCATCCTTGGACTAACGTAGTTACAGTAAGGGGGCAAAGTCCGTTTATTGTTCACCCCAACGATGGAGTGGTCACTGTAGAAAGCCAAAGACGACATAAGGGCATGGAATTGGTTGATGTAAACTGTAACCATTACGAAGTTTTACTATCTAACACCGTGTCTAACATCATTAAAGAACGTTACAGAATCATAAAGGAAGTACGAGAATGAAAAATAGAATTTTAGAAGCGTTGGCAAAGCAGTTTGAAGCAGGTATTCAAAAGCATCAGCTTAACATTGATATCATGCTTAATAACCCAATGGCAATCCATGAGCATACTGATTATATGGGTGCGATTGAACTTGAGCTTGCCCATATTGCAGAATATCAGGATAAGCTAGAAGCACTCGGTCAGTTTAGAGCGTCTTAGTAGAATCAGGAATCGTCGAATGCTTGACATAAAAATACAACAGTTGCTCAGTCAAGAGCAGCATCGGCAATCTACAACCGTAGAACTCATTGCCAGTGAAAACTTTACAAGTCAAGCAGTGATGGACTTGTGCGGTAGCATCCTCACGAACAAGTATGCTGAGGGTCTTCCCGGCAAGCGGTACTACAACGGGTGTGAACATGTTGACGAAGTAGAAAATCTCGCAATTGAATATGCAACTATGCTATTTGGATGTAAGTTTGCCAATGTTCAACCTCACTCAGGTGCAAATGCAAACCTTGCAGTATTCAAAGCATTTTTGACTCCGGGTGATGTTATTGTTGGTATGGACTTAGCAAGCGGGGGACATCTGAGTCACGGTGCTGGTGTCAACGTCAGTGGTAAATGGTTCGACGCACACAGTTATGGGGTTGACAACAAAGGATTTATCGACTATGATGCTGTTGCTGAACTTGTTACCCTTGTTCGGCCCAAGATGGTTATCGCAGGAGCAAGTGCATATAGTCAGATTATCGATTGGAAGCGGTTTCGTGAGATTGCAGACAGCGTGGATGCTATCCTGCTTGCGGACATCAGCCATTATTCAGGACTGATCGCGGGTGAACAGTACCCAAATCCTTTCCCTCACGCACATGTTGCAACTACTACAACGCACAAGACATTACGCGGACCGCGCGGCGGCATGATTCTATGGAACAACGAGAGTTACAATAAGAAAATCAACGGTGCTGTATTTCCTGGCACTCAGGGCGGTCCATTGATGCATATTATTGCTGCAAAGGCACAATGTTTTTATGAAGCTCTACAGCCTGAATTTAAGCAGTATGCTCAACAGATTCGTTTGAACGCCGATGCAATGGCGAATACGTTCATCGCTTCAGGAGTCGACGTTGTTAGCAGAGGTACAGAATGTCACATGATGACATTAGACTTAAGCAACGAACGATATAGCGGTAGAGAGTTTGCCGACTTACTTGAACGGAACGGTATCACAGTTAATAAGAATGGCGTACCGAACGATACTAGGGGCTTCGTTGAAACCAGTGGTATACGAATTGGGGTAGCGGCAGAAACAACCAAAGGACATGATGAACTCTGGTTCAAAGATTTAGCAGAACAGATCATTAAACTATTAAGGGAATGACAAATGAGCAAAGCACAGTATAACCTAACGACTAAGACAGACTACCTTAATCGCAAGATGTTTCTTGACCCTGCCGGTCCTGTGACCATTCAGCGTTTTGAAGAAGTCAAGTACAACAAGCTACAGAAGATTGAACAGACTGCTCGCGGGTTTTTCTGGGTTCCAGAAGAAGTAAATCTTTCTAAAGACGCAAACGATATGAAGGATGCTAGTGAAGCAATTGTTCATATCTTTACTAGCAATGTTCTTAGGCAGACTGCACTTGATAGCTTGCAAGGTCGTGCCCCGGCTCAAGTGTTTACCCCGGTATGCTCTATTCCAGAACTTGAAGCCATCATGAGTAACTGGAGCTTTTTTGAAACGAATATTCATAGCCGCTCGTATTCTCACATCATTCGTAACATCTATAATGTTCCTAAGGAAGTGTTCAACACGATTCATGATACCAAAGAAATCATTAATATGGCTTCTAGTGTCGGGGAATATTATGATAAGCTACACACTTTAAATTGCAAGAAAGAAATTGGAATAGAAGTAGGTGAGCAAGAACACATCAATGCAATTTGGCTAGCCCTTCACGCATCATACGCACTTGAAGCGTTTAGATTTATGGTATCGTTTGCCACATCGCTCGCAATGGTCGAGAACAAGATGTTCATGGGTAACGGTAATATCATCAGCTTGATCCTGCAGGACGAGTTACTGCATAAGGAATGGACTGCATGGATGATCAACCAAGTTATCAAAGAAGATTCTCGTTTTGCTAAAGCAAAGATCGAGTGTGAACCAGAAGTTCTTAGGATTTATCAAGATGTGATTCGTGAAGAAAAAGAATGGGCAGCGCATCTCTTTAAGAAGGGACCAGTTATCGGACTTAACGAACGCATCATGATTGACTTTGTTGACTACAACGCAGTAGATGCGCTTAAGCAGATCGGCATCAAGTATTGGAATTCGGCACCAAAGACCACCCCTATCCCGTGGTTCAACAAGCATATGGATACTTCCAAAAAGCAGACAGCTTTGCAAGAATCAGAATCTACTAACTATGTTATCGGAGTCATGTCCGACGCACTTGACTATGACGAATTACCAGAACTATGAAAAGTCTTCCGTACAGTGATCTAAGCAACCGCAACTTAACGAGCAAGAAGCCCAATCGTGAAGAAGCTGAACACAAGAAGGAAGACCGCAAAGAGATTCAAAAGATGCTGGGCTACTCTAGAATAAGTAGCTCCTCACCCAAATACTAATCAATACTAGAACATTAAGATTTATAAGGAGAACAAAATGAACGCAATTATTTGGTCTAAAGATCACTGTCCGTATTGTGTGCAAGCAAAGACACTTCTAACACAGAAGGGTATTGTTTTTGAAGAGCGCAAGATCGGCGTAGGCTATACTAAAGAAGATTTACTAGAAGCAGTACCTAGTGCCCGAACCGTACCCCAGATTTTCCTCGACGGTGAACTCGTCGGTGGATTTACAGAACTTAGAGCTAAACTGCTAGCCGAAGCAGCATAAAGGAAAAACCATGAAGTTAGAAGTCAATTCAGTATACACGTTCAAGCTAAACAGCGGTGAAGAACTAATCAGTAAGGTATTAGGTATCGACGGGGATGAGATTCTCATTCACGATCCGCTTTCAGTCGCTCCGGGTCCACAGGGAATAGGACTTATGCCGGGTCTCTTTACCGTAGAACCCAAGTCTGAGGTAAGACTAAATACTAATAATGTTGCTTTCTATGCGTTGACTGATTCTAGTGTCAAGGCAAAGTATATCGAAGCTACGACTGGAATTAAGATTCCTGATAAAAAACTTATAATGGGGTAGTATGGCACAACTTAGTAGAAAAGGCGATCAGAATGATGCAGGCGGGCAGATCGTTAGAGGGGCAGATACTGTCTTTGCTAACGGTAAACCCATCGGCTTGCATGTGAGTGACATCACTCCTCACCCCAACGGAAGCAAACACAAAGCAGCGAAAACTACTGAAGGTAGCCCAACTGTATTTGCTGAAGGGGTCGCTGTTCTAAGAGTTGGCTCAGGCAACGATTGCGGACACAAGATAAATCAGGGTAGTCCTGATGTGTTTGTACCATAAGGAAACAGTATGGCAGACACAGGTAAACAAAGTCCACTAGGTATCAATCTATTAGGATCTACGCTACAGAACATCGGATTAGGTATAAACAAAGTAGTTGCTGGTTATTTAGGTTCTAGTAAGAACAACGCAACTTATTCGTTTGGCTCAATTGTACAGGGTAGCTCACTTAGACTGCTCACTTGGGCAATTAATGATGGCTATCTCAGAGGTCCCGGCGACAGTAATAATACACTAACTGACGAAACGTATGACAATCTAATTTCAATCGGTGCTGGAGTCATCCCGGCACTAGGAAATTCAGTTTCTGCCAAATACGTAGTAGAAGACCCGGCAGGCGTATGGACAACTCAAGCATTAGCATACGCAGCACAAAAGGGTGTGACCCCTGCTCTTCCTGGTCCAGCAAACAGCGGCTACGGTATTACTGGAAACACTGATAACGGACAGCAAGCAACTTGGTATCCTTATGATACGACAAACCCAAACAAAGCAGTAACACAGTGGGGATTCTTGAGGCTCTTTGCTCTACAAGCATGGAACGAATTTAACTATAACACTGCTACCCCGCTACAGACCACCCCGCAGTATAAAGATTTCTTGTCATCGTTCATGACGTTTAATTCGTTCATGACGAATTCTAATCAAGCAATCTATGCTATAGACAATTCTAATACGTTCATGGAAGGGGCATATAGCAACATGAACGATCTAATTAGCGGTGACATCTCCGGTGTCTCGCTGTCTGCTGCTGACTTTGGTGCTGATCTAGAAAACTTAGGGAAAGCACTTGATCTAAAATACATTGCAACATTCGGTACGCCGTCAACGCTACTAGCTACGATCGGAAAGAGCGGTGCAATGACGAAGGACTTAGGCCTTGCCTTGCTAGCAGCAGGCTTGTCCAACACTGAAATTGCAAACATCACGGGCGGTATCGTACCTAATTCCAACGCAGACTTAGAACAAAAAATCTACGGTGCGTTCTTGATCATCACGGGTGAAAACCTAACACACGTTCTCGCCCCGTTGCAATGCAAGACCCAAGGGTTAGGAACTCTTGCTGATCTTCTAAACCTGCGAAAGATGTTTCCAATCAGTTATGAATCATTGACTGTTCCTGTATATAACGGGACTTTAGGCTTACCTACTAATAGTAAGACATATTATCCTATCTATGTCAACGGCGGAATCAATCTTAACATCGATAGTCCTGCAATCAAAGAGTATGTAGGCACCATTGTTCCTACTGGAACACCCCCAATCTTTAATAGCACTGTAAGTCCTGCAAACTACCAAGAATTGCCGAAAGGATTTGGCTCTTATCTAGCAGGTATCATTCCGGCTGATCAAGCTTTGGCTGCTGGTGCATTCTCTTATTCGATGCGTCAAATCAAAAACATTGACTCGTTGAACTTTGAGAAATTTTCTAGAGTCTCTAAAGGCATTGAAAACACGGCTGATCTACCGCTTGTTGCTGGTACAAACAAGCCAACGAATCAAGAAGCGACTGACGACAGCAAGAGGATATGTTCATTAGGTTCAGGCCCTGCTGGGTCTTACACGATGAGCGACTTCTTTGGCTCAATGTCGGGACTTCCTTATCCTTGGAAAAGAATCAGTCAACGCATCACGCAACTTGATACTAGTGCATTAGCTAGTATCTATCAGCAATTATACCTTGCTGTTACATGGGAACCCGCTACTGTCACAGTGAACTACACCACGTATACGGTCGGACCAGATACTTATTATACGGTAACTGGACTAACCATCAACAACAAAGGCGGCGGCTACGGTAGAGGTGGTGCAGCCGCCCCTACTATTACTATATCTAACGGAGGTTCCGGTACTACTCAGATTGGAATCAACGATCAAGACGCAATGTCAGACGGCTTCGGTACATATGGTAGACTAACATCAGTAGCGTTGACCTCTGCTGGCACAGACTCAACGTCCGTTCCTACAGCAACAGTCGAATGCCCTCCCACTTCAGGATTGGGTGGATCAAATACTCCAAGCGGTACTACTGGGTGGAACAACCCAATGAACGCAGTTGTTCAAGGATACATCGACCAAGCAAACACAGAGATCGATAGAATCGCGTCTGTTACTGCTAACTCAAGCGCCGTGTTACATTTGAATGAATATTGGAATATTTTAGGTATGCAATTGGCAAGAGAACAGCGTTCACGCTATACGGGATTTTCTCCTGTGAGCGTTCCGATAGACTTGTTTGCAAATCCATACCCGACGAGCATCTACTCTTTCATCGATTCAATGCCTACGTTCTCACAAGACACCAAACCGCACGGAGCAGTACAAACTATTGAAGCTATATCTGATATGGACTTAGTGGGCGGCCAAAGTGCAGTTGCTATGATGCGACAAGAACGCAATCAATCTAGATTGCAAAAGTTGGGCATAGACCCTGATAATAATATTCCTGACGCTCCCTCACCGAGTCTCGTTAAGACATTACTAGCTAACGGAACTGTTCCGGGAGCAGTTGGTGGCATTGCCGGCATTGCTTGTCCGGACAACGGAGAGTATACACTTCCCGCATGGTCTACTAACACGATGGATGGGGAAGAAATTGTTCCTGAACCGGAAGGGCTATATGTAGCACCAATTGGATTCCAACAGACAGCAGGATTAAACAACGGAGACATCACGCCTATCCTAGCGTGTGATCCAAACCCTGTTGTTGCGTTGCTTGTTCCTGCAGGACCTGTAATTCTTCCAGAAAATCGAACAGACAATGTTGTGATCATTGCACCTCCTTCAGAATATAATCCGGCTAATTTACCACCAAACTTAGATCCAAACTATATCAGCAGCACAGTGCTACCGTCTACGTTGAGCATACAGAAAGCAATTGATCATGTGGTCGATTGCAACTGCGATTGCTGGGTACAATAAAAACTTTTTGGTCATTTTTTGGTTGACAACGGATACCCGTTTTGCTATTTTGAGTTATAGAGACAAACGGTGATTTACACATGCCTAAGATTAAAGCATACAAAGGTAACGGGGCCATCATTCCTGTTGAAGATGCTAAGATCGCTACCGCTTTCAAATGTCCGTGGACTGGTGAAATCTTCGGGACCAAGAAGGGCTACGTGAGTCATCTTAAGGTTCTGCGTGAAGATCGCATTCATCAAGGCATCCGTGCCCGTATTCAGAATAAGATTTTTGAAGAATTCATCAATCAAGGTTCTTTCGAAAAGATCATTGAGTGGATCGAACTTCATCCTGAATTCTTGTTTGATCGTCTTATGCAGCATGGTCATTATGGTTGGCGTGATCGCCGTGAGCATCTTCGTGCCAAGTTTTGGATCAAGCTCACCTATCTTAATGTATCTTGGAGTGATAGCGTAAGCAACAGTCACAGTTGCCCTCGTATCGGTGTAACCAATTGGGGCGGCCGAGATACTCTCAAAGACGGTTCTCCTGCACCCCGCGGATATCCGGGTTGGGGAGGCCGTATTGAGTTTCAGCTTAGTCATGACCTTGGGTTCGGTTCTGATGTTTTCCGTAATGTCGGCATCCACACTGGTTCTGGCGGAGGGCTCCGCGATAATCGTTACGGCTATGATGTTAAGTTTTTCGCAAGTGATTGGCCCGGTCTTGAAAAAAATCTGATCTTTGACATCCTGCGGAATGAAAAGCCGGAAGACTTCAAGCACGGCACTCCTCACTATTTTCGCTAGTAGGGATGTTTTCGGTTGACATCACCTACCCGTTTTGTTATATTGAATCATAGATAGAGATGGTGAGCATCTGATGGCAGGCAAGCGTAAAGTACTAAGGGCTGCGATTCCGGCCGATCTCGTAGATAAAATCTACAAAGCCGAAGGCTGGACCAAAGTGCGTGATGAAGTCCGCACCCGTCGTTGTAAAGAAGTTTACGACTTTTCAGTAGACCGGCGTGTCGGCCGCTATATAGCTACCCCTAAAGCGGGTATGGAGAATTTCTGATGTGGACAATCGCTAAGGTTCGTAACGGTTTTCATGATCTCCCCAGCGACCGCTTTCACACTTTTGTTGTGAAGTATGAAGGTGAAATCGTGGGGGAACTCAAGTTTGATCGCGGTCGTTGGAAGTCAGCCGGCGGCCCTGCTTGGAAGGGAACTCTGTTCAAGACTTCACTTCATGGACGCACTGACTCATCGGGCTGCGCCGGCGTTGTTCACTATAGCAAAGACAAGCGCAAGGTGCTTGACTGGTTCAAGACCGGTGCTGCATCCGCCTAATTTAGTATACTTTCAGTCGATTGATAAATACGTATAACTAGGAAAGTGTGGTTTATGAGTCTGGATCTTTGGAAGACTGATGCAGAGATTAAAGAAGAAAATCTAAAAAATCTCGAATGGCAGAAGAACAATTTAGAGTACGATCTTCTTTCCACTGATTGGATCTTGGAGAAAGTACGCAACTCTGATACTTACGCACAGAATCTCTATGCGGCTCTGTGTAACAACGACTTCATCAAGAATGAGGTGTGGCCTATTCTAAAAGAAGATACTTGGGGTTGTAGTTGGCGTTATGCAGGCGGTATAATTGCTGACATACAGGAAAAAGGCGACTATATGGACTGGTATTGTTCCGGCATTGGCCCCTCGGATTCTTCCAAAGAATATGTTACTGAAAGCATAGTAACCGACGAAATAAAAGACGACCTATTGAAGTTGGGTTGGCTAGTTAGGAAATATAATGAATCTGAATAATTTAGGAACAGGAAAGAGGCTCGTGCAGCACGTTCTTTCTAGCGCAAACGTAAAGAACTGGTCAAGAGTTCATCAGCAGAAGTCAACTGAGCAGACAAAAAACCCGCTCAATCCTGAGTTTGTAAAAAAGAATGGGCGACCCTGATACAAAATTTAAGAAGTCCAAGCGCCTTCTTAAGACGGCCGCCGCTATTGATAAGCAAGTTAGCATTGCTAAAGAAGTAGGTTTGCCTGTACGAAAGGATCAACCACATCGATATGCTAAAATGCACTCGACAAACTGTGGTGACCCTACTTGTTATATGTGCGGTAACCCAAGAAAGTTTAGCAAAGAGAGAACTATGCAAGAGAAGAAATTCATTGAGGGCAACAAGTATACCCGAAATGATTGCACTGACTCTGAATAATTGATATAAATGACTTCAAGATTATGTGCTCCTGAGGCTGAGTGGTTCACACGGGCTTCTAAAACCCATGATTGCAGGTTCAATCCCTGTCAGGGGCACCAAATTTATACGGAGAAAATATAATGATTGACGAATCCCAATTACCTAATGTCGTACCTGCTGTAACTTTTAAGACTCGTGTCCGCGATGACTCTATCGAAGGTCCGAATCCTTTTCGTTGGCAGGATACAACTTCATATGATTACTTTGCAGGAAAGCGAGTAGTTCTATTCTCGTTGCCAGGTGCATTCACACCAACCTGCTCAACGTATCAGCTTCCTGGCTTTGAACAAAACTTTGATCAGTTCAAGGCTCTTGGAATTGACGAAATCTACTGCGTATCAGTCAACGATTCGTTTGTCATGAATTGCTGGGCTAAGGATCAGAATTTGCAGAACGTCAAGGTTATCCCAGACGGTTCTGGGGTCTTCACTTCGCTGATGAACATGCTCGTACAAAAGGACAATCTGGGCTTCGGCTTCCGCTCATGGCGCTATGCTGTTGTTGTCAACAACGGGCAGATCGAAAAGTGGTTCATTGAGCCGGGCATTGAACATAACTGTGCCACGGATCCATACGGCGAAACCTCGCCTGAAAACATTCTTGCATATTTGAGTAACTAAATACTACGGGTCCGGGAAGTCCCGGACCCTGCATTCAAAGGAAAAGGAAAAAGAAAATGACATAGACTGAATTAGCTTGTAAAGACGTTGTATTCCACTTTAATAAGGGTCACCTCACCGATCCGTCAATTCCCATGTGGGTCTTGAAAACTAAGGGTGAGAGCTACTACGTACATCACGTTGACTGTTCTGTTCCGTGGTCTACTAAAGAAACTCCTGATAATCCCAGCACCAAAGGTAGCCTCAAGGTCAAGGACTGTTTGTTGGTCATCGATGATCAGAACTGTGCTACCATTTCCAATCTATCCATATTTGATAAAGTTCGTCTTGAAAATCAAAAGCGGGGAATAACCCGTGTCATCACCCATCGCGGTGATGAACTGCGAGAAGCACTACAAAATCATAAAACTAAACACGGTCCGATCAAGACGATTGGTGGCGCCTGCTCAACTACTTTCTACATTACTGATATCTATAATGAACAAGATGTCACTCTGCTTGCTCTTGTGGTTACAGGTCTTCGCAAACTCATGCCCAACGAAGCTTACTACGGTATGTACGATGACCCAAAGTACGAAAAGATGAACGATATAGATTTGGATGCTGAATTTGATGAGGAGGACGAATAAATACTAGTTTATCTATAGAGAAAGATAAATACAGCTATGATAGAAATACTTAAACAGAGACTTCAGGGTTTAAGAGACGCTGCTGCACCTCTTTCAGAAGAGGAAAGAAACGTTAGGTACGATATTTGTAAGTCATGCGAACACTTCGTTTCCTTGACTAATCAATGTACCGAGTGTGGGTGCTTTATGGCGGCAAAAACTTATCTTCCCTTTGCAGAATGTCCTGTTGGCAAGTGGAATAAAGTAAAAAGAAATCAGCAGGGATAAAAAGGATTAACTACGATGCAACAATATATTATTGACTTTGTTAACAGTGCTACTGAAGCAGACATCGACACATACTTAGATTCGTGTGGAGCAACTATAATCAAGAGCTTCAATGCGTTTGAAAAAGTAGTGCTAGTAGAATGCTTGGAAGTTCCACCTGCTAGTGACATCGTAGAACATATTAAAGATGATCACACCAATCACATCAAACTGTTGACTACTATTCCTATCCAAATGCCCGTCCTTCCTGCTGAAGGTAGCAAGACAGTTCAAGTTAGCGAGCAAAAAGATTGGTGGAAAGTCTATAGTGGTTCGGTAGTAGACCTGGATGCTCCTAGTTTCCAGCTTCCATTAAGCGGCGCCGGGTCAGTCGTGTATTTGTTAGACAGCGGCATCAAGCTGGATCATCCGGAGTTTGAAGGTGCAGATATTGAATGCTTGTACTCACTCACTGACGACTTCGTTGACCGAAAAGGTCACGGTACTGCTCTTGCAAGCGTGATCGTAGGTAAAACTTGCGGAATCACTAACGCGAAACTCAAAGTAGTTAAGTTGTTTGACACTGAAGTTCCTACTAGGCTCAGTGATTTCTTGGGCGCAATGGACGCGGTTTACAATGACTTTGCGACAAACAACTTGTATGGTATAATGAATTGTAGTTGGGCCATTGAGCGTAATGAGTATGTTGAAGCAAAAATGCAAAAGCTATTTTTTGCCGGAGTTCAAATCGTAGTCGCTGCTGGAAATACCGGTGACGACATAGGTAATGTAACACCAGCTGCAATGCCGGAATCAATCGTAGTCGGAGCGTACAATTCTTCTCTTTTACCTTGTGACTTCTCAGATTACACCGGAACCTCTGCAATTAGTGTAACATCAGGTAGTACTAACGGCGGCAAGCTTTCGGGCTGGGCCCCCGGAGAGGACATTTATGTAGCTACGCTAGACGGGTCGTACAACTTTGGCGCCGGGACATCTATGTCAGCAGCAATCCACTCTGCGATCCTAGCATACAACGTGACGTTGCCTGCATTCCAATTCGATGACGATACTAGAATTGCATGGCATGACTCAACTAAAAATAACATGACATTCTTTAGCAAAAAAGATTTGCTGATGCTAGATGATCCTAAATATCAAAATTGTCCAAACCTAGTTAGCTTTCTAATCACCGATACTACTGCCCCCTATGAAAATAATATTTTAACGAGGTTGTTTGCATCTATTCCGGTAGGAAGAATTTCTCGTACTATCCTGTTTAACCCTAATATGGTTTCCTCAGTAACGCTTCATGACTCGTTGCCTGCAGGCATGGTACTAAGTAAGCACGGGATATTGAGTGCCTACATAACTGAACCGGTGCAAGGTGGTATTGACAACCCTGATAGAGTAAATTACTCTATTTCATTAACTGTAACAGACTTGTTCGGGAACTCAACCAACGGCACACTTGAAATTGCAGTTGTAAATATAGCTCTCGATTTAGTGCCCGTTAACCCGAACGCAGCAATTCCCTACGCATTAAATTCTTACTGCAACGGTCAGGCCCAGATTTGCGGCGACAGCTCGCAGTGCCCAGACGGCCGGTTCTCCTGTGGACTCGGCCAGGACTGCATTTGTGACACCGAAAAGGGACCCGGCACATGCATATGCGTATGAATCATGTCATTTTGGGTTAAGGTTGATGATAAACTATTAGATTTCACGGTTGATGAATTCAAAGAAACCGTGAAATCTCCATTATCAGCAGCAATCGAAGCAGTAAACGACATCGTAGAAAATTATCCGGCTCCTTACAACGTACTGGTAAGCGGCGGAATAGATAGCCAAGCTATGTTGTATGCATGGAAGATGTCGAAACACCCATTCAATGCTGTTTCGTTTCGGTACAATCAAGATTTCAATTGGCACGATATAAGAACACTATCTCAATTTTGTCAACAAGAAAACCTAGAGTATCAAATCATTGACTTTGACTATCTTGATTTTTTAGAAAATGAATACGATAGCATAGCAAGAAAATATCGTTGCAGCAGTCCACAAATAGCCATGCACATTAAAATGGCAATGTCGTTACCCGGAACTCGTATTTTTTCTGGAAACTTTCTATCATCCCACAGTGCAAGTTTGTCTTGTGCTATTTTGGGCACATATAGATTTAGTATGACAGAAGAAGGAAAAAACACCATTCCTTATTTTTTCTTGCACACGCCGGAATTGGCATACAGTCAAAATTACTCTAGGCATTCTAACCCCGGTGACTTTGGCTCAGACTACGAACGGCGAGTTATTGAATATCAAGCAACGGGTTTTCCAGTAATACCTCAAGAAAAGAAATTTACTGGGTTTGAAAAATTTAAAGATTATTACGACAGTCACCAATATGTTTTAATGGATAAAGATAACCGATTGAGATACCACGGCAAACCAAGCCACCGCCCATTCGATTGGTTATTCAGATACCCATATGAAAAAATGTTTGGGGATTCTCCCCTTAGCTATATCTTGAATTCGCATCCTTACCGAATCTATGCTGATCAGTAAAAATAATCTCATAAGGAAAAAATTATGAAAATGTATAACACACCCAAAACTGAAACGGTTATTACCGAAGAAGACTCAGTTGACAAAAAAATCAAGATGCTGGATTTAAAAGTTTCTAGACTAGCAGAAGAAGTTAGTCGTATTAAGTCTATGGTACAAGCTACAAGCCGGGCAACTCGCCGCCAAAATACTGACATCAATAATTTAACGACGGTCGTCCGCAATAGATAAAAAAGGTTGACACTGTTACCCAAACTTGCTATAAAAAGGTATAGCAAGGAGATTGATTATGACTCGTAACGAAGAACTTGAAACTCTCATCAATGAACTTTGGGAATCGGATGAAGCCTCTGCCCTAACCAATCAAGCTGCTCGTATGCTTGTAATACTGCGTGACGAAGTTTACCGTCTTCGTAAAAAGTCGGTTGAAGATGGATGGGCCCTTAACCCTGATCGTAGTGGTGGCCAGTTCACGCAAGATGAAATCAATCGCGGCGACGAACAATTTGGTAAGTGGCATCGCGGCCGGTAGTCTGCATTAAGGGATAAATGGTAAATGACTGTTAACGCCTATCTCTTTATGTGGAACTGTCACGGTATTGAATCTATCGTGCCGATCACGCAGTATGAAGATCAATCCAAGCTGGACATTTGGAATATTCTTAAGGAAGAACCTACGGGTAAGAATCCTCTTAACGACATCCTTAGTGCAATGCTTCTGCGGGCACGATACAACACAGAACGTAGCTATGAAATCTACGCTATGGACTGCGAAGAAGGCATCACTACCGAAGACTTGTTTGATCTTTGGGACAGTAGTCCGCAACATGCCGCCGACTTGACTCGTGAGAAAGGGGTCCGCATGTTCAGCAACCGAAATAAACTACGTTTTCCAGTTCAAATTAGGTAACTTTTCGATTGACAACCTTACCCAAATGATGTACTATCGTAAATGATAGACAATTAAGGAAAATAGTCATGCAAGTTATTCAAGGAAATAAGGGCGGCCTAATCAAGGCTTGGATCGACGGAGTGTCCGTTGAGGATCAAGCTCGGGCGCAGTTGGATAACATTGCTTCCATGCCCTTCATTCATAAGCACGTAGCAATCATGCCCGACGTTCACTGGGGTATGGGTGCGACCGTTGGTTCGGTAATTCCGACTAAGGGCGCAATCATTCCGGCTGCCGTTGGTGTTGATATCGGTTGCGGCATGATGGCTCATCGTACCAACCTTCGTGCAGAAGACTTGCCGGACAACCTGTTTGGTATTCGTTCTGCTATTGAAGCTCGGGTTCCGCACGGACGTACCGACAACGGTGGCAAGAACGACCGCGGGGCATTCGGTGTTGTGTCTAAGGAAGCAGAACTTAAGTTTGCTGGACATGATGCCGGGCTAAGGGAAATCGTAGCAAGGCATCCTAAGATCGGTCAGGCTGCTGAACGTGCTCCGAACCACCTGGGTACGCTCGGTTCCGGCAATCACTTCGTAGAGATTTGTCTTGACGAAGATGACTATGTTTGGATCATGCTACACTCAGGTTCTCGTGGTGTAGGCAATCGTATCGGTTCCTACTTCATTGAACTTGCAAAGCAGGATATGCGTAAGTGGTTCATCAATCTGCCGGATATGGACTTGTCCTACCTAGCAGAAGGAACTGACCACTTCAACGACTATATGCAGGCTGTGGGCTGGGCACAAAAGTTCGCTCGTAGCAACCGTGAAGTGATGATGGAAGCAACTATTGCTGCTGTCCGTTCAGTGATCACAAAGCCGTTCTACAGTGAGTTGAGTGCGGTTAACTGTCACCACAACTATGTGTCGCATGAACGTCACTTCGGTGAAGACATTCTGCTTACTCGTAAGGGTGCAGTGTCAGCTAAGAAGGACGAACTGGGAATTATCCCGGGGAGCATGGGTGCAAAGTCGTTTATCGTTCGCGGTAAGGGCAATCGTGAAGCATTCTGTTCGTGTTCGCACGGCGCAGGTCGTTCTATGTCTCGTACCGAAGCGAAGAAGCGTTTCACCCTTGAAGATCATGCTAAGGCAACTGCAGGGGTCGAATGCCGTAAGGATGCTGATGTGATTGACGAAACGCCTCAGGCTTACAAGGACATCGATGCAGTCATGGCAGCACAGAGTGATCTGGTTGACATCGTGCATACTTTGAAGCAGGTAATCTGCGTTAAGGGATAAATGGGTAACAGGGTGAAGAAGATTATTGACTTCACCCTGTATACCTTGTATAAATAGACATGTAGTGAGATAGACTCGTTACATATAAATGCTTCAAAGGAGTTTTGAGCAATGAATAAGAAGTTTGACCTATTGGTCTTTATCGGGCGATTTCAGCCCTTTCATCTTGAACATCAGCGCATAATTGACGTTGCGCTCACACAATCAAAATACGTTCTCGTTTTAGTCGGCTCGTCCGGCAAGTCTCGCACTATTCGCAATCCCTTCACGTTTGACGAACGCAAGTGCATGATCGCAGGTTCGTACAGCGAAGATGACAGCAAGCGAGTCATCATCAAGCCTCTGTATGACAAGACATACAACGATGCAGCTTGGGTCAATCAGATTCAGAATCTTGTCAAGACCACTGCAATTGATGCAGTTAATGACTTTGGTTTCCACAACGCCGGACTTGACAACGCTAAGATTGGACTCATCGGAGCTAGCAAGGATCAGTCTAGCTATTATCTAAAGATGTTCCCGCAGTACGATAGCGTTGACGTTCCTATTGAATTTGAAGTCAACGCTACTGACATTCGTGAAGATTTCCTTGAAGGTATTAACCGCAGCGCAGTTGAAGACGAAGTTCCTGAAAACGTTGCTGACTTTCTTTACGGAAATGCAACTGAAGGGTTTGTTGACTTCCCCGAATACAAGCAACTGCGTAACGAACTTCTTTTCGTGCGTGAATACAAGAAGCAGTGGGCCGTTTCCCCGTATCCTGTCAAGCATGTAGCAGTTGATGCTGTAGTTGAACAGAGCGGTCACATCCTTCTCGTGAAGCGCCGCTCGGAACCTGGTAAGGGTCTGTATGCACTTCCAGGTGGTCACCTCAATGAGTTTGAGCGTATGGAAGACGGTATGATCCGTGAACTCCGTGAAGAAACGAAGATCAAAGTTCCTCAAGCCGTGCTTCGCGGATGTGTGCAAGAGTCTAGGACTTTTGATGACCCCTATCGCTCTACTATCGGTCGTGTCATCACTCAGGCTTTTCATATCAAGCTGCCTGATGAGGTCACTCTTCCTAAGGTCAAGGGCAGCGATGATGCTGAAAAGGCTATGTGGATTCCGCTCAGTGAACTACGTGAAGAAGATTTCTTTGACGATCACTATCATATCATTCAGTACTTCCTGGGTCTGTGACCCTGGTAGAATTCGGTTGACACAGACGAAGAAATAAGATACATTAAAAATAGAATTGAAAAAAAGTCTAGTTGATAGACAACTAGCATACACAGATAAAGGAGATTTATCATGCACAATATCATTCTCAATTCAGACTCGTACAAGTACAGTCAATTTAATCAATACCCTGCTAACACCACAGGTATCTACAGCTACATTGAGAGCCGCGGTGGAAAATACGACGAGACCGTGTTCTTCGGTCTTCAAGCATTCATCAAAGAATATCTGACTGCTCCCATCACGCAAGACATGATCGATGAGGCAGAACTCATCATCACTGCACACGGTGAACCCTTCAATCGTGCAGGTTGGGAATACATTCTCAATGAACACAACGGTTATCTTCCTGTACGCATTCGTGCAGTCCCGGAAGGCACGATTGTTCCCGTCAAGAACGTGCTTGCAACGATTGAGAACACTGACCCCGCTTGCTACTGGCTGACTTCGTTCCTTGAAACGGCTCTGCTTCGTGCAATCTGGTATCCTACTACGGTGGCTACTAACAGCCGCGAAATCAAGAAGTTGATTCTTGATGCATTGGAGAAAACTGGTGATCCTACTACTATTGATTTTAAGCTACATGATTTCGGCGCTCGTGGCGTATCTAGTCTTGAGAGTGCTGGAATCGGCGGTGCAGCACACCTGGTCAACTTCATGGGAACTGACACCGTTGAAGCACTTCTTTTTGCTCGCCGCTACTACAATGCTGATATGGCTGGGTTCAGTATTCCTGCTATGGAACACTCTACAGTAACTAGCTGGGGCCG